CGCCGGGAGACCCGCCAGCCTCGCCGCGACGGCGACCTCCGACTCGAACCAGAACCTCATCGCTCCGCCGCCGACGATTGACATATCAAGTGCTTCTACTGCTCTTTTGCCGCTTGGCTGATTGCGCCCATATGTAAATGTTACCTATGCCCGGCAGTCTCGCCACCAATGCCACCTGACTTGGCATGGTTAGTACGCCCGAAGTAAAAACCGGTCACGAGATTCGCGACGCCAAAGAGAAACACAATCGCCGCGAGCTGCATATCTGGTGCGCCGAGCCACCGTCCCATCACAGACAGCACGGCCGCCACAAACAACGCCGCCCAGACGACACTGAGCGCCACCTTCATTTGGGTGTTTTCCCAGATCATGTTGATCTCGCGCTGCCCGGCCGTCTTCCGATCCTCCTCAGCGGTCGTATCAGGCGCGCGCGGCTCGTGCCCGGTGACGTGGCCGCCCATCAGAATGCCTCCACCCACGCCGCCTCCAGGACGATGTCGTTCGCCGCCGCCGTCCCGTTCTGCCCCGTGACCATCAGGTCGATGGCGCCGGAGTCCGTGACGGCCGCCGTCGCGTAATCGACGTCGGCGGTGGCGTACACGTTGTTCACGGTGTCCAGGGCGACGTGGTTCCATGCGAGGCGCTGGCTGTTCGACGCGATGCGCGACACCAGCGCCTCGACGCGCCAGCGCGTGGACCCGACGCCGCCCGTCACGATCACGCCGCCGATCGTGCCGCTCAGGCCGTTCCACCGCACCCGCACCGTCTTCGTGTTCGCATTCGCGACATAGGAGCCGTGCGCGACGATCCGTAGGGAGCGCCCGTTCACCGCCAGCACGTTCGCCGGGACGGTATAGGTCACCAGCGCCTTTTCGCTGGTGTCCGCATCGGTCCCGACCTGCGTATCGTCGAACGTCAGCCGGCCCGCCCAATCCGCGAACTCGTACGCGGCCGCCGCCGCATTGAGCCGCACGCCCTGCAAGCCCGCCCCCTTCGCCAGCCTGGCGACCTGCGACGCGTTCGACGCGAACAAGAAGTCGAGCGCCGCCTGGCTGGCGATGGCGATCCCGCCGTCGCGCACCCCCTGAATGTTGGCCTGCTGCGCGTTCTCGTTCGCCGCGGTCATCAGCTCGCCGCCGACGTAGACGTGTGGGGTACCCCACGCCATTAGGCCCGCCCCCCACTCGTCGCCGGCAGGCCATGGCGCCGATTCTCGGCGTGCAGGTCTTGCACGGTCTCCTGTGGCTCCCACGACCGGAGCCGCGCCAACGGCCGGACGGCGAGGGCGTCCGCGATCGCGTGTCTGGTCGGGGCATCCGGCCACACGATGTGCGTGTACACGGCGCCGCACGTCCAGCAGCGCGCATCCGGCCACGACGGATCCGCGCTGCACGCGCCGCCGCACGCGCAGCGGAGGATCCATCGCTGGTCGTTCACTTCAGCCGCCGCCGGCGTGGCGACGGGGTGCACCGCGACCTGTGCCCCTCGTCGGTGGCGCTCGCGGATCACGCGCGCGTGATCCCGCACGTACGCCGCGTGCGTCGCGGCGTGCGCGTGCGTCGACCGCGGTAGCAGGATGTCGTCACGCATAGCTCAGCACCGCCGTGTCGTCGATGAGGCCCGACACCGGGTCGTCGTAGTACGACGCCTGCCCAACGACCTTGGGGCCGGTCCCGAACGCCGCCTGCACCAGCGTGCCGGCGCGCATCCCGAGCGCGATGGTGGTGATGACGAGCGGCGCGTCGATGCCCGTGAGCGTCTCGGTGATCGTGATCAAGTCGCCGACCTCTCGGTCGAGCGCCTGCTGCATCAGCGCGTCTGACTTCTGTGGGAGGAACGGGATCCAGTCGACCTGGTTCTCGAGCGACTCGTACTCGTGCAAGACGAAATCGACCTTCCCCTGCGCCTGGTTACCGTCTCCTTCGAGCGAGAGGTCCACGGTCAGCGCGCGCGCGCCGTCAAGCTGAACCGTGCTTTTCGCCTGCACCACTTGCTGGGTGCGGGCCAGAATGAGCCGGCCACGAATCTGCGTCGGGGCGATCAGAAAGGCGGCGGCGCCGCTGTTGTTGGTCGCGCGGATCCGGGCCGTCGTCGCCCACGGGAAGACCTCGAAGACGACGCTGGCCGTGACGTCTGTGCCGCCCCCGTCCTGCTGCGTGTTCGCCGTCCAATCCGTGCCGCTCACCGGCGTCTGGAAGTCCGCCCCCATCGCCTCGTCGTCGGGGTTCGCCGGATCGCGGTACGTGACCCACCATTCAAGGGTCTCAGCGTCCGCGACCTCTTGGGGCACCTCGAGACTCCAGAGCACGGCCGTCGTCACGCTCCCGATGTTCTTCGGGTAGTACGTGCCGCGGATGAGAGTGTACACGTTCCGCCGCGTGCTCGGGACGAGCAGCCCTGGCTGCAAGTGCGCGTCCGTGAACGCGAACTGGCTCGCCTGCGAAATCTGCGCGTGCCGCGATAGATATCTCAGGGTGCCGTCGCCGGTGGTGAACAGTTTTCCCCGCGACGTCGTGAGGACCTCGGTCATCGCTTGCGCGGCCGTCAGGCCCGCGCCCATCCCGTGCAGGGGGTACGTGTAGGTGTCGGGCCCCAGGTCGAAGTCAACGCCGGCCGGCTGCTCGGCGGACGGCATCGCGTCCAGGATGTACCGGAGCACATCGTCATCGGCGACCGAGGCCAGCGCGGGGATCTCACGCACGTCGGCCTGATAGAGCTGATAGACGAAGTCGTACGCCGTGCAGTGGGTGAGTTGCGCCGGACCGTAGCGGCCGGGTTCGGGGGTGATATCCTGAATTTTGCCCCGGAACACCTCGCGTGGCGTCCCGTCGTAGGTCAGGATCAACTGCACGGGGATCCCGTGCGTGAACCCCGCGCGCGCGTTCGTATGGTGGGGCGAGTACGCGCCCTGGAGCCCCAGCGCATTGCCGGCGTGGTTCTTGAGCGCGAAATAGAAGGTGCCGGGGTTCGCGAGACGGTGCGTGGGCGTGTTCCCGCGGAGGCCGCGCTGCACCCGCCAGCCGGTGTCCGCGTCCAGGTCCTCAGTCACGTCCGTCCACTGGCTCGCGGCGTAGTGGGCCGCGACCATCGCCGCGCCCATCGCCCCCTCGTAGACCGCGACGTGTGCGATGGCGTCGTCCCAGCCGTTCGCGATCTGGAACCCGGTCAGCCCGACATAACTGATGTAGTCGGTCTGGGGGGCGCTGTCGTTCAGCGTGCCGTTGACGTAGATCTTCACGTCGCCGTCGCGGAGGTAGGTCCCCACGACGTGGACCCATTCGTCCGGCTGAAGTTCATAGGTGCCAACGCTGACCGTGAACGACAAATTGCCGACCCTGAACCGGATCACATTGCTTGTGTTCACGAGCATCAGATAGCCGACGTCTCCCACGCCGGCATAGCCGGCGATGACCCGAATCGTGCTCTGCTGCGCGTCGATCTTCACCCAGGCTTCCAGGCTCACGGCCGCGATCGGCCGCAAGGCCGCGATGTCTCCGACATCGACGTACTGGGTGGCACTCGCCGCGAACCGGACGCAGGTCCCGCCTTCCGGGAGCGGTCCAGGCGCGTCGCCCAACAGGGGCGCGTTGACATACGTCCCGTCGTACTGGGGGTCGCTCGTCGAGTAGGTCGCGTCGTCGTGGCAGACGGCGCCGATCCGTTCCCGGAGGGGCCAGTACCCCACTGGGGAATTGGCGAGCACCGCCGCGAGGTAGCTCACGCCGAGGTTGAGCGTCGGAACCGGCGCGCTCGCGCCGACGAGACCGGTCACGGCGGCAGACGCGTACTGCGCGGCGACTTGGGCGGCGGTCAGGGCGGTCGGGAAGAACGCGACCTCGTCGATGTCGCCGTCCCAGAAGAAGGCACTCGCCGGGATGTCGGCGCCGATGAGCAGCGGAGCGGTGGAGGGCACGAACGTGATGCCGGCGACCGGCGTGCCGACCTCCACGCCGTCGACGTAGAGGCGCGCCGTGTCGCCGTCGAACGTGCCGACGGCCTGGTGCCAGACGTCCAGCGAGAAGGTGGCCGACACGACCGGCGTCGTCCAGCTGTTGACGAAGAACGTCATCTTGTCGGAGCCAGAGCTGATAAAGAACCCCCAGCCGTTCCCCCACGAGTCTCCAGACGTCTTGAACAGCAGCGTCCGGTAGTCGCCCGGCACGGCGGCGCGCCGGAACCAGACGCTCACCGAGAAGATCGCCGGCCGCAGCGCCGCGTGATCGGGGATCGTCCCGTACTCACCGGACGCAAACGCGACCGCCGTGTCGCCGTCGGCAATGGCGCCGGCGATCCCGAGCGTCGGGGTGGAGACGTAGCTCCCGGCGTGGGCGTGTCCCGTCTGGTCGAGGATGGCGGTCCCGCTCGACTCCCCGAGCCGCCAGTACCCCTCAGCGCCGTCCATCAACACCTGGACCCGATACCGTTCCGTCATCAGCGGCGCCTCGTCTTCGTGAGGGCGGCCGAGAACGCGTTCTCCAGCTCGCGCGAGAACTCGTGCTGATAGAACTGCTCCATCCGCGCCAGCCGCGCATCGATCGCGCCGGCCTCGCGCTGTCCTTCCGCCTCGGTGACCACGCGCTCGCGCCCGTGCAGGACCGCCGTCGTGCCGGCGCCGAAGTCGAGGAACCGCCCGCCCGTGCCGCCGGCGAACCCCGGCGCCGGCTCCGGTGGCCCGACCGGGAAGTCGTCCGGGATGTTCACACTCCCGTTGAAGACGACGTCGAACTCTGTCGGGATCGCCGCGAAGGCGCCCGCCACGGCCGACGCCGCCGCCGACGCCTCGTCTCCGAACCCGCGCATCCGCTCCTGAATGCGCCGCACGGCCTCCTCGGACGCCGCCGCGCCGTGCTTGCTCGACTCCCAGAGCGCCTTGACGTCGTCCAGCGCCTGCTGCCCCGACAGGCCGAGGGCGAGGTAGGCGTCGCGCACCACGATCGTCGTCTGCTTCCACGCGGCGTTGCCGGCCTCCATCTGCTGCGCCCCGGTCAGCATCTCGGCAAGGTTCCGCTCGAACGCCGACACGATGTCGCGCCCGGCCAGCTCCTCGGCGCCGGCGCCGCCAAACAGCGACTTGAAGAAGCCGCCGATCTGCTTCAGCCCGGACCAGGCCAACTCAGCCATCTTTTCCATGCCAGCCTGGAGCAGCCCCGTCACGAGGCCGCCCGGCCCGAACGCCGCCGTCATGGCCGTCGCCATGATGGTGTTCACGCTGAAGAACGACCGGCCGAAGTCCATCGCCGCGGCCTTCGCCTGCCGCAGCGCGCCGACCAACGTCTGCCCGACGCTCAGGCTCGTCGCGCTCACCGTCTCCATCACGCCGGTCAAGCTGCCCTGCACCGTCGGCAGCACCGCCGCCAGCCCGGCGAAGCTCTCCGTCGCCGCCAGTAGTTGGCTCGGCAGCACCGGCAAGCTCGCCGGACCGGACATCGCCTGACGCTGCGCCTCGGCGAACCGCTGCAGGCGCTCCGCCGTCGTCACGATCCCGAACCCGAACGCCTCCAACGGCGCCTGCGCGGCGACGAGCGCCTGCGAGAGCGCCGGGATGTTGACGCGCCCGGCCTCCAGCGCCTCCGCGCCGGCGGCGGCGATCTCCTCGCTGAGCGCGGCGGTCGCGGTGGCCGTCTGCTCGAGGGCCGGGACCGACGCCTCGGCGGCGCGCCAGGCGGCCTCGTGCGCCGCGGCCTGGCGGCGGCTCTCGATCGCCAGCGTCGCCGCCTCCGCGGAGACCCCGCTCAGCCGCATCCCCAAATACTCGAACTTGTCCGACACCGCCTGGATGTGGCCGATCTTCCACGCCGCGAAGACCGCGGCCGCGGCGATGGCGAGCGGCCCGAGCGCCGTCGTCAGCCCGATCACCGACGTCCGCACGATCCCCAACGCGGTGGCCAGAGCCCCAGACCCCCCCGCCAGCGTCGTCAGCCCTACCCCCGCCACCGGCGTCAGTTTCAAGAGCGTGCCAACCGCCATCGTGACGTTCCCGAGGAGGTACAAGACCGGCCCCAGGGCCACCGCCAGCGCCAGGAACACGATCACCGTCGCCTGCACACCGTCAGGCAACGTGGCGAACAGATCCACCGCGCCGCGCACGACGGGGAGGAGTCCTTCGGCGACGTCCACCAGCCGGAGCATGACCGGCACCAGGGCTTCGCCGAGTTCGATCCGGAGGTCGGTCACCCGGTTCCAGAACAATTGCAGTTGCCCGGCGGTGGTCCCGTACCGCCGTTCCGCCTCGGTGACCAGCGCGGTGTTCTCGGCCCACGCCACAGTGCCGCGTGCGACCGCCTCGCGGAGCGTGTCCCCGGCGCCGGAGAGCGTCAGGAACGACCGGATGAGCCGCTGATCCTGCAGGTCGAGCGCGTCGAGCGTCGCAATCGCGCCCTTCCCCTGCGCGCCGAGCCCTTCCACGAACGCGATAAACGCGCCGGCCGCGTCCTCCTCGAAGGCCTGCTTGAACTCGGCGCCGCTCATCCGCGCCGCGCGGCCGAGCAGCTCGAGCGTCTCGCCCCCTTGGACGGTCGCCTGGACCATCTGCAGGAGCACCTTCTGGACCGCCGTGCCGCCCGCCTCCGCCTCGACGCCGACCGAGGACATCGCCGTGCCGATCGCCAGAATGTTGGCCTCCGACAGTCCCGCCTGCGTACCGGCGCCGGCCATGCGGAGCCCGAAGTCGACGATCTCCGATTCGGTGGTCGCGAAATGATTGCCGAGATCCACCACGGTCGCGCCCAGGCGGGCAAACTCGGTCTGCGGCATCTGCGTGATGTTGGCGAGCCGCGCGAGCGATGTCGCCGCCTGGTCCGACGAGAGGTTGGTCGACACGCCGAGGTCGGCCATGACCCGCGTGAACCCGAGGATGGTCTCACTCTTGATCCCGAGCTGGCCGGCGGCCTCACCGATCCGGTTCAACTCGTTGACGTTGACCGGGATCTCCTGCGCCATGTCGCGGAACCCCTGCCGGAGCTCCAGACCGACCGCCGTCAGCTTGTTTTCCGCGTCGACCACGCCGTCGACCGTCTTCACGACGCCGGCAAACGACGTTTCGAAGTCGACCGCCGCCTTGACCGAGGCGACGCCCACGAGCGCGATCCCGGCCGTGAGCACCGTCGCGGCGAGGCCGGCGCGCGCCATCGTCGACCCGCTCGACTCGAGCCCAGCGCCGAACTGCGCGATGTTGCGCGACGCCACGGCCAGACCGGGACTCACGTCATCCCGGAGCCGCAGCGCCATCAACAGGTCGCCCAGATTAATCATGGTGTGTCTCGGCGCGCCGAGCGTCGTCCGCGATCTCCTCTTTCACGAGCGCGAACTCGATCTGCTGCACCAGCTCGACCAGCGGACCGGACGGGACCTGCTTCGCGGTGCGGGCCCGTTCGTAGTCCTGCTTCGCGGCCCGGTACGCCCGTAGCTCCATGATGGTCAGGTGAAGCCCGGTCGCGTCGTCCTCGAGCGCGTCGATCGCGGCCGGTGGCGTGTACCCGAACTCCTCACAGACCCGCGAGACGACCCACGCCTCGAGCGGCGGCGCCTCCTCCGGGTCGTTCAGGTAGCGGTGGAACGCCGTCAGCCGTTTTTTCTTTCGGCCTCCGCGACCGCCGGCGACGGCGGCCGGCTGAAGAGGAAAATCCTCTCAGCCAGGAACTCGGCGGTCGGGTCGTCGAGGTCGTCGGTCGCGTCCGGCAGCGGCGCGTCGGGATACGTCCACGAGACGAGGCCCTTCTTCAGCAGCACATCGCGGTCGTAGTTGTGGACGTCGGCCGCCTGCGCGTCCTGGATCCGCTTGACCTTCTCCTGCAAGTCGGCCGTGTCCACCGAGTCGCGCATCGCCTTGATCAGCTCGGCGCCGATCTCGCGCATGGTCTCGAACCCCTCGCTGCGTCGGACCTTCGCGGCTTCTTTGAGCTGCTTGTGGCTGAGCTTCCGGATGTCGGCCCATTCGCCATCCGGAAGCTGAATCGTGTCGGTGACGTTGGTCACTAATCCCATCCTGGGCCTCGTTTCGTGATGGTGGCCGGCGGTCGGAGTCCCCGGACGGTCCCACCCCCTGAGACCGTCCACCGCCGCCGGCCGATTGAATCCTTACGCCTCGGCGACCGCCCCGCTCGGCCGCAGCACCGCCTCGTACTCGGTCAGGTTCTCGATCTTCCCGAGCCGCTCGTACGAGACCAGCCGGCACTCGACGGTACTGGTCTTGCTGTTGCCCCAGCCGAGCACCAGCGTCCGCGTGGCCCCCTGCGGGTCGCGGTCGCCGGACTGGACGGCCAGCACGACGTGCGGGCCCGACGTCGCCGTGTCGTCGTAGTAGCCCCGCAGCACGATGTCCTCCGCCTTGGCATGGCCGGTCGGCGTCGATTCGTCCCACGAGTCGCCAAACCCGTGGCTCGCCTGGAGCATGGCGAGGATCTTGAGACGGATGTCGCCTCGGACGTACTGCGTGATGACCTGCGGCGCGCCACCAGGGCCGTCGTCGACCGTCACGGTGACTTCACTCGCACCATGCTTGCCGGCTGCCATATCGTGTCCTCCTGCCCGCTACGCGGGCGCTGTGCTACCCGCGAGCGAACCCCGCCATGTACGTGATCGACGGACCCGAGCCGGCCCCCGTGAAGGCGACTGACTGCGCGAGGTACTGCCCGACGTGACCGGACACCGCCAGCACGGACGCCGCAGGCGCCGCCGTGATAGCCGGCAGCGCCACCAACAGCACGAACACGGCGTCGTCCTCGCTGTCCAGGATCGTGACCACCGCGTCGGTGTATCCGCCGAGCGTGAGGGGGGTGGTCACCTGCACGAACGCCGTCCCGCCATTCTCCGTACTGGCCCCGGCGTCGACCGACGAGGCCTCCGTGTCGGCGTCGCCAGTCTCCTCGCCGAGGGCGTGCAGAATGACGCCCTCAGACTTCGCGCCGGACGACTGGTAGTCGACGTTCGCCTTGACCAGCCCCTCCAAAGCCGCCAGTCGCTCATAGGCCACGGCGAACGCGCCGACCTGGAGGATGACGCGGGCGCCGATCGCGTTCCCTTCGTAGCCGTAGCAGACGATGCGCGACGTCTGTTGCTTCCCGCTCATCGCCTCGTGGAGGTTGGCGGTGTCGTCGTCGTAGAACGCGCCCTGCTGCGCCAACTCCGCCTTGGCGTGTCCGGTTGGCGTCGTCTCGTCCCACTCGTCGCCGAGGCCGTCGCTGCGCTCGAGCCCGACGAGGGTCTTGTCGCGCAGCTCCTTCACCTTGGCCGCGAGCAGGCTGTACCCGTCGACCAGAAAGAGCTTGACGCTGCTGCCGCCGTACCGTCCTGCCATCGAGTTAGTCCTCCTGCGGTCGGCTTCCTTGAGCTGCTTGCGGCTGAGCGTCCGCCGGCCGCACACGTCGCGGCGGGACGTCCAACGCAATCGCACCGCGCGTCAGGAGCCAGCGGAGCGACGAGGCCGGCACGCGGTCGCACCGCGCTCCAACCTCCGCGAGCGTCTGGCCCTGCTTCGTGAACAACGTCTGCGTCGCCACGTAGTCGTGCCCGTTCACGGCGCCTCCTTGAACTCGTGCCCGCACTTCCGACAGAGCGCGGTCTGGACCGGCCCGAAATTCCCGGACGGGATCCGATGCTCGGCGCCGGCACCACAGCGCGGGCACCGCGCCGACCGCGGGTGGTCTGGCGCGTCCGTCAACACGATGCCTTCCGGTTTCTCGTGGTCCGCCTGCATCACGGGTCCAATCACAGGTCCTTGTCGATGTGGAGGTTGAACACCACCTCCGGACGCCGGTTCTCGTCGTAGCGCAGGAGAAACGGCGGCGTCAGCGGACGGACGTTGTGGTAGAACGTGTCCGACAACGCCTGCGCCGAGATCGACCCGTAGGCGACGTACGCCGCCTGGCCGTCCGCCCACGCCTGGTCGAAGTCCTCACGCGCGCCCCGCGCCACCACCTGCACGCGCGGATGTTCGAACACGAGTAGCGCCGAGCCGAACCCCTTGTCAGACGCCAGACCAGGATACGGCCGCAGGACCAGCACGCGGTCTGGTGTCTCGGGCATGACGGCCGTGCGGACGGTCAACGTCGGCAGCGCCGAGGCGCCGAACGCCGCCAGGTCGGTCAGGAAGTCCGCCATCAGTCGCCCAGCCCGAACCCACTCGCCATGAGCCGAGTCGCGATCCGCGTCGGCAGGAACGGCGCCGACTCCAGCAGCGTGCTCTCCAGGTACTTGGCCTGCCCGACCGCGTGCCACGCCCCGAGATCCTCGTGCACGACGAGCGCGTACGGCGCCGCCGGCCCGCCGAAATTCAGCGTGACGGCGATGTCGCGGCCCTCGAACACGGGGAACCCGACGTGACCGGACGCCCGCAGCGCGCCGGTATCCACCGGGGTCCGGCGCTTCGCCTCACCCATCTCGATCTCGGCCTCGGCGTACAGCGCATTGCCCACGCGATCCGGAATGCGCTGCGCGATGCGGTCGAGCTTCGCGCGCACCGCCTGGACGCCGCCGACGTCAATCCTGAACATCAGCGCCTCCGCTCCCTATCAGCCAAAATAGACCTCGGTGAGATACGTCCCGCTCTCCGGGTCGGCCAGCCCGCCGCGCACGTCCACGATCGGCGGCGTCGTCCCGTCCGGGAGCGTGAACTGGTCGTCCTGGTTGACCGTCACGCGGAACAGCATCGACAGCTTCGCGTGGCTCAGCGTCTCGATGCCGTCGATCCGTTTCACGGTCCGTGTCTTGAACTCGAGCAGGCCGTTGCGCGCCGTCCCGGCGCTGTACGTGGGTGCGTTGCTCGCGCTCCGCGCCGTCACGGTCTTGTGGGTGACTGTCACCTGCAGGCCGCCGCGGCTCGTCACGCGATCCGCCACCGCCACCGCCGACCGGACCAGGGAGGCGAGCGACATCAGGCCCGCTCCAGTTCGCGCACGCCAAAGCCGGCCCGCTGCCGGATATGGCCCCACTGCGAGACCATGTAGAACACGGCGTCAGGGATGACCTTCGGCACGACGCCTGTCTCGCGGAACCGCAGCCGAACGGGTCCGGCCTGCAACTCCGTGATCCCCTGCGCCTCGATGTCGGAATCGGCAGCCCGGTCTTCCCCCGCCAGGATGCGCGCGTACTCCGCCGTGGCGTGCTTCAGGTCCACCGGAAGCGTGGTGTTCGGGATCGCGTAGCCGCTGCGATAGCTGAGCCCGTTCCGTGGAAAGAGCCGCGCCTGCACGCTGTCCACGACCCACCCCTCCCACACGACCATCGTGTCGAGGAGCCGCGTCGCCTGCACGAGCGCCGCGTCCTGGACGTCCGGACTCAGCGCCAGCCAGACCGCCTCCGAGACGTGGCCGGCGTGGTACGCGTCCGCCTCGGCCCGCGTGCAATAGGTGTTCGCGGTCGAGGCGCCAGGCGTTGCGACGAGGGTGATCGCCATCGGGTGTTACGCGGTGGCGAGCTCCGCGACCATCGCGTCAAGGGCTTTGACGAGGCCCTTACGGGCGCCCGTGGGATTCTCCAGTTCGGCCGCAGTGACGGCGCGCAGGACGGCGGGATCTGTGCACCCCTCCAGGCTGTCGAGCACACCACGGATCGCGGTCGCCCACTGGGTCTCCGCGTCGACCGGCGTGATCGGCGTGCCGACGCGTTCGGTCGTGGTAGGGACGCCATCGCTCGCGGTGGCTGTGGGTTCCAGCGCCGGCGCCGGCGCCGGCTGGTCTTTCGCCAGCCGATGCGTGCGCGGATCGAAGTCGGTCGCGTTGATGGTGACGACCCCGCCGGTCGGGTCGAGGACGCGAACCGTGGCGAGCGCGAGACGAGCCATAGGGAACCTCCCTTTCAGCGAACCTGGGGCCCGCGAGAGCCCAGACTCACGGGCGCCCAGGACGCCTCATCGAATGGACGACACGGAAACCCCCAGCTTGAGCTGTGGGGAGGAGTGTCGCTCCTCTCGGTCGGTGGGTTGACTAACGGACAATTTAAGTCCTACAATGTCCGTGTGGTTCTGACCTTGCAACTGCGCCTGCTGCCGACCGCTCACCAGTCGGCACAATTGCGGGCCACGATGCGCGCGTTCAACGCCGCCGCCACCTATGCCGCGCGCGTCGGCTTCGAGGCTGGCCTGCGCAGTCAACCAAGCATCCATCGGCTGACGTATTACGACCTCCGCGAGCAGTTTGGGCTGTCGAGTCAGATGGCTGTGCGGGCCATCGGAAAGGCCGTCGAGTGCTTCGCTCGCGACAAGACCGTCTGCCCGGTGTTCCGGCCTGACGGCGCGATGACCTACGACCCGCGCCTGATGTCCTTCAAGGGCGTCGATACCGTGAGCCTGCTGACGCTCGACGGCCGCGAACTGGTGCCCCTGATCTACGGCGAGTATCAGCGCGAGCGGTTCGACCGGATGAAAGGCCAAGTCGATCTCGTCCTGCGCGACGGCCGGTTCTACCTCTACGCGAGTATCACCGTGCCGGACGGTGCGCCCATCGAACCGACGGACTTTCTCGGCGTCGACATGGGGATCGTGAACCTCGCGACCGACAGCGACGGGACGACCTATACCGGCGCGGCCGTGGAGAAGGTCCGCCGTCGCCACCACAAGACCCGGCGGCGCCTGCAACGGAAGGGCACGCGCGGCGCGAAGAAACAACTCAAGGCGCTGGCGGGCCGCGAAGGACGGTTCCGCCGCCACCTGAACCACTGCATCAGCAAGCAACTCGTGACGACCGCCCAAGACACGCAGCGAGGGATTGCGCTCGAAGACCTGACGCACATCCGTTCGCGGACGACGGTTCGGCGGAAACAACGCGCCCGGCACGCGGGCTGGGCCTTCTTTCAACTTCGCGCGTTCGTTGAGTATAAAGCGCAGCTCGCGGGCGTACGCGTGGTCGCGGTCGATCCACGCAACACGTCCCGCACCTGTAGCCAGTGCGGCCACTGCGAGAAGGCCAACCGAAAGAGCCAGTCTGAGTTTCGCTGTCTGCACTGTGACTACTCCGCACTCGCTGACTTCAACGCTGCCCGGAACCTCTCCGGGCTTGGGCGGCTTGTAACCCCGCCTCAGACCTGCCAACTCGCTGCGGCGAGTTAGGCGGAAAGCCCCCGGCGTTAGCCGTGGGGTTGTTTACCCCACCGATGACGGTGAGCGCCGTCGCTGGATCCTGAGCCACGCTCCAGCCAACCGACGGGTGGCCTTACACCCGCTCGATGACGTACGAGCAACTCACGTCGATGTGCGTCGCCGTCGTCACGTCGGACCCGGTGATGTCCACCGTGACCGCCGTGTTCTCGTCGCACGGCGCGTACGACGCGCCGTCCGCCAGCACGGCGGCGCCTGCGCCGCCCGACTTGAGCACGGTGCTCTGCGTCAAGCTGGCCTGCGCGAAGGCCACGAGCTTGACGCTGCTGGCCCCCTGCGTGCCGAGGATGTCGACGGTCGTGACCGCGCCGGCCGCGCCACCGACCGCGATGGCCTCGGCGTTGACCATGCGGATCGCGTAGCCCGCGCCAGGCGCCGGAATGAACGCCGCCCCGGCGTTGATCTGCGCGACGGTGAAGCGGGTGCGCGTGTTGCGGACGCCGCTCGCGAACAGATCGCCGAGGCTGACCGCCTTCCGCACGTTCTGCTTGGTGGCGTCGTAGACCTCGACCAGATCGGTTTCGGTCGGTGTCGTCTCGATGTCGCCGGCGGCGATATGCCGTGTGCCGCTGGGGTACATTCTCGGGTCCATGCGCGCTCCTCTCTCGTGAAGGCGTCCGGGCGGGGCACGTCGCCCCGCCCGTCACGCGCATGGTTAGCCGGCGACCCGAGTCGCGTAGGCCGGCAGCGGCGCGCCCGCACCCCACAGGATGTCGAACGCGAAGTTGTTCCGCTTGTGCTGCCGCGAGATCTCGAGTCGCAGGACGAGCCCGGACTCCTCATCGACGATGCTGTCGAAGTGGCCGAGGTTCATCGGGTCGGCCCCGACGAACGGCCGCGACACGATCGCGAAGGCGTCGCGGTGGAACGCCAGCTGCGCGACGTGGCTCGCGACGAAGGTCACGGCTTCGTTGCCGTCGCCGGTCGCGATGGCCACCCGCAGCCCCGGCTCGAACGCCACGTCCGAATCGGTACCGGCCAGGGTCGTCGACCCTGTCACCACGTACTGCTGCGCGTCGCCCGCGATGGTGAAGATGTCACCGGCCGCCGGCTTGGTCGTGAAGCCATCCATGTGGATGGTCTTCACCCCCACGGCGACGGCACCGGCGTCGTCGATGAGCGGCGTGCCCGCCGCGGCCGTGGTGTGGGTCGGCACGCTGGTCTCGTCCTCGAACCAGTGGAAGCCGAGGGTCCGCCCGACGACGCCCTCGATGATGCCGCTCTCGTTCTGGCGCCAGCTCTGGTCCTGGATGGCGCGCAGGAGCAGCGCGTTCCCCATCGCGTCGGAGTCGAGTACGATCCGACGCTCGCCCTTCGCTGCGAGCTGCTGATTCAGCTTCTTCCGCGCGAGCACGGCCTCAGAGAGATCCGTCTCGAAGGCCGTCGTGCCGGGGACGCCCGTGATGCTGTAGACCTTCGTGTACAGCGCCCAGATCGACGCGTTGACGGCGTTCGCCAGCGCCTTGACCGCCTCAGCGGCCTGCATCGGGATCACCCCGGCCTTGACCTGCAGCATGTCCTTGTCGGACAAGAAGAACGAGGCATCCTTCCAGGTATCCACGGCGATCGGGACACTGGTCGGCGTCACGCCGGCGTTGTCGGGCGGCGTCGGGCCAGGCGCCACGTCCTGCGCCACGATGGCCGAGGCGATCGGAATGTCGATCGTCGAGAACTTCTCGCCGGCCGACGCCTCGTACTTGTGGTTGATGAGCAGTGGCATGAACGCGCTCTCGCGCAGGACCGGCAAGGCCTGTGCGAGCAGTGTCGTGATGATCTCGGTGAGAACGTTAGTGTTCGCCACGAGGAGGCCTCCAGTGAAAACGTGTTCACGGGCTTGGCCCCTCGGGGGCGCGGGCTCCGGGTTCCTCGGGAACCCGGCGGCCGCTGCGGCTGGATGATGGCGCGCCGCGCGCGCGACGGTCTACGACTTACGTCCGCTGAATGACGGCCTCGCCTTTCGACACCGCCGCCAGGTCTTTGGCTGACAGCCGGATCGGCTGGCCGGCCGGAATGGAGATCGTACGCGCCGCGCCTGGCGCGCCAGGTCCGCCGGCCGGATGCGCGCCGCCACCGCTGGACGCTTTGAACAGAAACGGCACGATGGTCGTCTGCGTGCCCACCCACTCGTCCGGCGTGATGGGCTGGCTCGGCTTCGCGGGGCTGAAGATCGGCACGGCGCCGACCTTCGCGACGGCGCCGCCGTCTTCCACTTTCCACGTCTGCCGGGCGTGCGACAGGAACAGCGGGATGGCGGTCTCGGTCACGCCGCCCTTGATCGCGGCCTGCGTCAGCAGGCTGTCGAGGTTCGCGTCGGCCAGCGCCAACTTGTCGGCCTTCGCCTGGGTCTGCAAGGTCTCGAGTTGCGTCCGGAGCGGCGCGGTGCCGGCCGTCACGGCGGCGGTCACGAGGGCGCCGATGTCCTCCACGCCCTTGACGCCCTTCTTCTCGAACGCGGTCACCTTCTCGCGCAGGGCTGTCACCTCGGCCGGGTCGATGCCATCGAACTTGGTCTTCAGGTCGTCGGCGCTCGTGACCTTGAAGGCGCCGTACAACCCGTCCAGGCTGGCCTTGAGGCCGCGGTTATTCTCGCGGAACTCGGCCAGCTTCCCGTTGGTCTCGGCCAGTGTGGCCTTGGTGGTGACCAGGTCCGGATGCTCGCCCTCGGTCTGGAGGACGAACTTCCCGGCGGCGTTCGGCGCGTACTCCTTGCGGAGAGATTCGGCGACGTCTTCGAGTCGGTCGATCAGAAACTTCAGCACTGGTGGTCAGCTCCTCACGTGGGCTCCCGCAAGGTTATGCGTCTCGCTCGGCAGGGTAACCGGACGAGCGTAGGATGGAATTCTAGTGTCTACACGAAATGTTTCTTCCGCGCCGGGGCGAGCAGGTAGCGGCGCAGGGCTTCCCGCACCACGTCAGGCACCGAGACCCCTTCGACCACCGCCCGATGACTCACCTGGTCGAGCAGCTCGTCGCCGAACCGGAAGGACCACGGCGTCGACTTCTTCCGGCGCTCCGGCGGGAGCGCCGGCCGGCCGGGCTTCTTGTGCGGCTCAGCGCGTGGCATCTGGCCCTCAGTCGTGTGCGGGTCGGCCAGGACCGCCAGGCGCGTACCAGAAGACGAGCCGCTTCTCGTCGCGGAAGCACTTCACGGAGAGCCCGCCAGGCCCGAGGGCCCTGGCGACTTTCTTCAAGCCAGCGACGAACATCGTTTCGATGTCGTTCGCACGCCGCAGCAGGTCCGGCGTCCCGAGCGTGAACTCGGCGCCCTCGCCGTCCGGTCGCTTGAGCAACCGTTGGCCCATCTCCAGGATCGTCGGGTGGATGCCGGCCAGCTTCGCGGCCGCCTTCACCTGCATGAACGATTCGCCCTTGACGACCTCGAAGGTCAGTGCGGGCAGATCCGCCGTCGTCGCGTTCTTCACTCCACGTGGCATGGTCTCGCTCCCTTTCGACCCGGTCAGAACCGGGTCCGTCACAGCCGATCCTCCGGCACGCCGCGCACGCGCAGCGCCTTCCGAAACGCACGCCGCAGATCCGGCACGGCGTCGATGGTCTGGATCATGACCGCGAGCTGGTCCTCTGGCCGGAGCGACCACCACCGCCGCATCAGGCGGCGGTGCTCGCGCCAGCGGCGGACGCGCGCGAGGATCGGCAGAAAGACACGGTCGCTCATTGGCCGAGCTGTTCCGCGGTGCCGTCCCACGCGAACTGATCTAATGGGAAGTGCGACCCGCACGACACACAGAACGTGCCGCTATAGAAGCTCGGGTCGCGCGCGTAGGTTTCCGCCAGCGACACCGCCATCGTCGTCACGGCTCCACACGTCAAGTGACGATACGCCCGACGCACCGGGCGCACGAAGCCTTTCGCCCGTTCCTCAGCACTGAGGACCACGTAGCCCTTTTGCTGCCCATTCGGCTGTATCTCCCGGTGGTCGTCGGTCACGGGTGAACCATCCGTGAGCACGCGCGCACTGCGGTCAACAGGGATGGCGGCTGAGGCCTTCATCCGCTTGATGTCCGCCTTTAGCCTGGCCTCGCGCTCGACCTGGTCAGCGTGCTTCGTGAGCGACTGCGCCAGATGGCGCGCTTGGCCCGACGAGAACACGATGTGCCAGACGCCGTTCGCGTCAGGCTTCAGGTCTGGATGGTTGATGACGATTTCGCCGTTCTCGTTAGCGCCGACCTCTAAAAATCCATCAATTGTGTCGCCCATTTCTAGTCCCTCCGTTTTCACGCCTACTCCGCGCGCAAACTCATCGCGCACCGGCACCGAGGATGCACCGGCGGCGCGTGGACAGGTCCGATGGACGTGATGAAGGGTTCGTCGATCGGCACCGTCACGCCGTCGAGCGGTTCACAGATCGGGCAGTTGTGCACCACCACTCCGCCTGCGACGAAACTCTCATCGCCATCGACCGTCAGGTGATACACGGTCGTCCGAACGACCCGATGTTCAATCGTCGGAGTCACACGAACGAAGCAGCAGTGCGCCTGTACCGCGTTGGCGACTGTCAGAAAGTCCGCACGGATCGCGCGGTCGCTGAACCGCAGTACGCGAACGCCTTGCGCGGCTAAGGCGACGTCCTTCTCCACGTCACGCGCCTGCACCTCCGGCTTTCCATGCGCCCACCCGTCGCACTCGATCACGACACGAGGCCCAGGCAGGTAGAAGTCGGCAAAGCACTGGCGTCCGTTCGCCCGAAACGGCCATTGCGCTTCGAACGCGATGTGTTGTTGTTCGAGGAACCATCGCATTTTCCGTTCCAAGCAGCTCATGCCACGTGACTTCTGCGCGCGCGCCTTCAGCGCCATGGCTCGGATCGCGTCTCGTTCAGACGGCGTCTGGCGATTGAACGGGTGCGATGGAAGCCGCGCCGTACGCCGGTTGTGCGCGGTTTGCTTGGCGTGTTGCGCCGGGTCCATGAAGCGGGTCAGCGCCGCGTCTCTGAGCTTCTTCCTCACGTCAGGACGACGAGACGGAGCCGCCTCCCTCATACGATCGGACTGCTGCCGTCTCGCGTGAGGGTCTGACCAGCGGAGACGGTTCTGCGCCGACAGTTGTTCGTGCGCTGCCGGCTGTGCCCATCGCGTCGCATTCACCTTCACTGTGTTGCACGCGTGGCAGTGGCGGTCACGGTCGCGATGTTCTGGGCCGTGCGCGATGACCGTGCCACACCCAACGCACGGGCGCCCCGTCACATAGACGGCATCGCCATGGACGAGGTGCTCAGTAAGCACCCAGAGATCCACGCTGCCGCGTCGTACGAGGACCGGATGACCATAGGTTAGATGCGTCGCTCGGAACCCTTTCTTCCCGGTGCGGATCCGCACCGTTGGGCCGTCGTAGCGTTTCGACTCGACCAGCGTGACACGGCAGAACCGGTCACGATGCGTCAACACGAGATCGCCGACGTCGATCGTCGCGACGGGTCGCCACCCGTTGATGGTGGCGATGAGCGTGCGCGGCCCCACGATCGCGAGTCGATCGTCCGGTGTCACGATCCATTCCTTCCGCGACCGCGTGCCGATCAGCTTCAGTCGCTTCGCCTGGTCCCACAGCTCGAGCTGCCCCTTGTTCAAGGCGCCGAGTGTCTCGGTGCGGGCGATGTTGATCGCCCGTTCGCGCAGTCGGCGCGCGGCGTAGCGGTCCGCGAGGACCTGCGCCCGATCGCGCGACGTGCCCTCCTGGATGAGCGCCTGGAAGTACGACACGACCGACTGCGTCT